ATGAGACTAGAGGCAGGGGACCCTACTTCTATTACGGCTGAAAAGCCATTAAGTATAAAAGAGATAAAGGCACAATTACAAACAGCAGACCCGTTTGCTCAAAAGGAGATAGAAGACATTGAATACACTGAAAAAGACGATTAAAACAGTACTAAGAAGTACATTATTATTAGCTTTGATCTTTGGGTCAATTGTAGGGTTTGAGGAAGTAAGAGAACAAAGTTTTCAATATACTGCTTCAAAGGCACATCCTTTTAAGATAATGGGAAGGACAGTTTGCTCTAGTTCTCAGATTGAATATGAAGGAAAGAGGTTTACCTTAACGAATAGACATTGTTGTCAGGCACTATCCCAAGATAATAGACAACGAAGAAAAGCTAATAACTACAACATGGTTTCCACAGAAGGAGATTTTGCCGTTATTGATGACACTTTACAGCAGGTTATATCTTTAGATGATAAACATGATCTGTGCGTATTAACCCCTGATCTAAGTAAACCTTCTTTCAAGTTAGCACGTAGTTATTCTGTAGGTGAACCTATTCACGTTATAGGTCATCCAATGGGTATGCCACAAACTATTAGAGATGGAAGGATCGTAGCAGTTGAACATCACATTTATCCTTGGGTTAATCAATTTCATAAATTACCTATGTTATTAGTTAGTAATATTGGTTATGGTGGTAACTCAGGTAGTCCAGTTGTTGATAGATTTGGTCAATTGGTTGGCGTTATCTTTCTAGGATGGACTACAAGACACACCGAGATGGGTGCTGTTCCTTTAGATAATGTTAAAGAGTTTCTAGATAGGGTTGTTTCTGAATAAACAAGCTCAAGAATATTTACAAATAATGACTGATCTTAATAAGCCTAGAGGATTAGGTTTAGATGTGGGTCTTACTACTAGGCTACACCAAGGTCAGATAGATGCTTTGTCCTGTCTATATGATGGTTCAGATGTGTTGACCTTGTTTCTCGCATGCGGTCGTAAGTTTGGAAAGACTGAAGCCGTATGTTATATCTTATGGAAACATGCATTAGAGAATCCCGGTTCAGCATGTTATTATGTAGCACCTCAGAAAGATCATGCTAGAAAGCTTATATGGGATAATAGAAGAATACAGAACTTTCTATTTGAAGATACTAAGAAGTATATTAAAAATGTAGAAAATGATACTATGACAGTTAGATTACAGAATGGTTCTTTTATTCAATTACTTGGCTCAGATAACTATGCTATAGCCAACGGATTAACTCCTTCTATAGCGGTATATGATGAGATGAAGCATTTTAGATCATTATTCCATACGGAATTTGCTCCTAACAGGGCTGCATTAGGTGCAAAGCTAGTCATCATTGGTACTAAACCTAGACCAGAGAATAGGAACTTTAGACAATATAATGCTTTGTTAAAGTTCTATCAGGGTGATGAACGTGGTAAGTTAGTTACTAAAACTACATTTGATAACCCTATTAACCATATGCCTGATCAGAAAGCAGCTATTCAATTAGAAATAGATCAATTAAGACAGGATGACCAAGAGGACGTAGTACAGTTAGAATTTTACAGTAAGGTTATTCCCGGTGGTAAGAGAGCTATCTTTCCTATGTTAGATGCAAAGAGACATAGAATAAGTAATTATAAAATGCAGGATATAGTTGAAAAAGAAAGAAGTCAATTAGACTTTTATTGTATTGCTGATCCGGGTACAACGAAAGTATTTGGTGTTCTATTTCTAGCATACAACAGATGGACAAAGAAAGTATATATATTAGATGAGATTTATGAAGAACAACAAAAGAAATGTAGTACTATGTATATATATCCTCGGATCGAAGCTATCTGCAAACAGTGGAATTATACTCCAGATGTCCTTTCAGATGTATGGGATATACATGACGATTGGTTTCTAGGATATGATGAAGCTGGAGCATGGTTTGCTAATGAAGTTGCCTCAGTGTACGATGTGGCATTTGTTGCAACACAAAAACATTTAAAAAGTAAAGAAGAAGGTATATCATTGATAAGGGATCAACTAAACTTTGATATGGCACTTATAAACGAGAAATGTGAGAAGACATGGTTGGATATGGAGTCTTACGCAAGGAAAGACAACGGTGACATTCCAAAAGAGCATGATCATACTATTGACGATTGGCGTTATGCTAATTCTTTTAACGGTTATGACATAAATGAAGCATTTAAACATATTAAGAAGAAAGACCCTATTACGGTAGGTAGATTTAGAGGAGTACAATATGACAGAGAAGATGAAGAAGATTGGATGGAAGGGATTTTTACTGATTTTGAATAGTTACATGTATATATGGGATGTATCGTTCACAATCATTGATCAACTACAATTAAGGTGGTATATGCAGCTACAACGGCTACGATCTTACATCCAAGCTAGGCTATAACGTGTTGATTTCACAGGAATTATACATTTTTCTTGTATGTTCGTCAATAATTGGCTTGACACTTGCATGTATTTCCATTATAGTGGGGACTTTCGCTCTTTGTAAAATCATAGGGTTAGAAAAATCAACGCACCAAGTGCAATTTATGCCGGTTGAAGAGGCATTAGAAGAGATGATTGAACCTAAGAAAGAAAAAGTAGAAGATGTTTATGATGACCCCTTTGCTATGGCGAAGCTAGGTTTAGATGATGATGATAAGAAGAAATTTAGTTTCTAGGATAATATAAAGTATGAGTGATTTCCTCGATGATTTAGAAGTACATAACCTTAAATATGAAGATAGTAAGAAACCTTTCTATACTCAAGTTAAGAAAAGTGCTAAAGATAGACTAATGTGGTTGAATGACGTAATTCAATTACTATTAGAACAAGGTGAATCCAGAACAGCAATTCAAAGAGCTAATCTGCGACAATATAGAGGTCAATCCCAACAAAGAATGGAAAGATCAAGAGATGCTAATTATAGAGGACCTATAGCTAATAAGACTGTTAAATTTGTTATAAATCACTTACATGATCTAACTGAGACTAAAGTATCTCAAATGGCTAAGATTAAACCTGCAGTACAGGCTATGCCAACTAATGATGAACATGAAGATAGAGAATCAGCTAAAGTAGTTGATTTAATAATTAAACATCTATTTAACTTGAATAATGTGGATGATTTAGCAACTAAGATGCAAAGAGGAGCAAGAATCTTTGGAGAGATGTTCCTTGATATTGATTGGGACCCTGCTAAAGGTGATTTACATCCAGCTTTCGTACAGGCTAGAGATGCAGGAATTGCAGACCCTAATGAACCATTAATGACTGGTGATATATGTGCTAAGTTAAGATATCCTTGGAGAAAGTATCTTCAGAGGAAATTTGACTTTAATGACGTAGAATATTACTTTGATGTTGATTTAGTACCTACTGAAGACCTTAAGCTTGATTATAAGGGTAAAGCTAAGGATATCAAGTCTGAGGATGAGATAAGTGAGTATGACCTAGAATCTCTTACAGATAGACAATTAGAAGAAACAACCGTAGTATATACATTTATCCATAAAGGTACTAAATATTTACCACAGGGATACAAATGTAAGTTTACTAAGGACGTTATATTAGAAGAAGGAGAACATCCTTTCTCACATAAAGGGTTTAACTTTGTTAGACTTACTGACCTTGATATACCGGACGTACTTAATGGCGTATCTAAATATGAACAAATAGGTCCAATGCAGAACATGTATGATAATTTAAGTACGTTAATAGCAAAGAATATATATTTAACAGCCCATGCTAAATGGATGATGCCGAAGGGGGCAGCTAAACTTAGCCAATTAGGTAACGATAATACAGTAGTGGAATTTCAAGGAAGTGTCGCCCCCCAGATGGCTCAAGTTAAACCTAATCCTAGAGAGGTCTATGAATTTAGAGCTTTACTTAAGGATGAAATGCAGACTATCTTTGGTAATCACGGTATCAGTAGAGGTGAAATCCCTAAAGGTATTGAAGCCTCTAGTGCCTTACAGTTCTTAAATGAATTAGAGACACAAAGAGCAACTACTGAGATAACTAAACATGGTTATATGATTAAAGAAATAGCGAGAAAGATGACCGCTGTAGCAGGAGATAAGTATGACACAGAAGATGGTCGTATGGTGCGCATTGTCGGTAAAAATAATCAGTACAGCATTCGCAGCTTCGATGTGGCACATTTACATAAGTCTTATGACTATAGATTTGATAACACATCGGGTATTCCTGAAACCACGGCAGGTAGACACCAGAGAATATTAGATATGGCTCAAAGGTCACAAGCATTTACTCCTGAGAGATTAGAGGAACTTTTAGATGTAGGTAATACTGAGAAGGCTACTTCATTGATAACTGAATCTATTAAGGCAGCAGAGACTGAAAATGAAGACTTAGTAGCCGGTAGATATGTTAGTCCTCCAGAAGAAGAAGAAGAGCATATAAGTCATTGGGAATCACATAGTAAGTTTATGCAATCCAGACATTATAAAGAGGATATTCCTGCAGAACTTAAAGCTAAGATGAAAGAACATACATATTGGACTGAAGAAGCAATTATGGCTAAGATGCAGATGAATGGTGAGTTTGAAGCTAAAGTAGCTACATTAACTAACTTTCCTCTATATTACCATGAGAACTTTAGACCAGCAAGATCAAGAGAACAACAAGCATTGGCAGCACAGATGGAAGTACCTCAAGGTACAATTCCGGGTCAAGGGTTAGAAGAAATGAAAGCAGAAGCGCAAGCGCGAAGGGATAAGTAATGAGTGATAGAACAGATAGTGATAGTGGGTCAAATTATACACCCATAGAATTATTAAAAAGAAAGAAAAGAAAAGGTGGCGTTGGGCTTGGTTATACACAACTTGGATCAGCAAAAGAAGTAACAGCTTCACAAGCTAGAGCGCAGAGAAAAGCGGCTGAAAAAAGAATTGGAAAAAGAATTGGAAAGAAGTTCAAAGACATGTCAGAAGAGTCTAAGAAAATATCTTTAGGTATAGATTAATATAATAGGAGGAACATATGAGTGACGAGGCAAAAGCAGCAATGGAAGAAACACCGAACATCTTAGATGCAGAGGGAGCATTAGAATCATTTGGTGATGAGGAAGTAATAGGAAGTAATGAAGTAGATTCTGATATTGATGATTGGGATGACTTGGATGAAGCTGTAGGAGCTGACAGTACTGCAGAGAACGAGGATTACGCTGAAAAAGATAAAGAAGAACGAGAAGACGAGCCAGAAGGAAAAGAGGGAGAAGAAGGAGAGTACTCAGAAGGAGAATCTGAGGAATCTACTGAATCAAGTGAACAAACTGAGGCAGAAGAAAAAGCGTTAGAAAAGAAAGAGGTTTTACCTGAATTAGTTGAAGTAAAGGTTGATGGTAAAATAGAGAAAGTATCTCTTGATGAATTAAAAGAGAACTATAGTGGCAAAGTAGCATATGATAAGAAGTTTACTGAGCTTGATAAGGAAAGAAATGCCTACAAGACTGAAGTAGATGAGATTAATAATTATGTTAATGAATTTGGTAGAATAGCTCAATCGGGTGATGCCGTAAAAGCTATGCAATATTTGGGATCATTTGCTGGTATCCCTGCTTATCAAATTAAAGAGATGATGGTTAGGCAGCTATCAGAAGAAGTATATAGAAGAGAAACTTTAACGGAAGATGAGCTAAATTTTGAACATGCTCAAGAGAAGTTAAGATATGATAAAGAATATAATGAGTCTGAACGTCAAAGAATGGAACAGGAGCAAGCATATAGTGCACTTCAAAGCCAAGTCTTAGAGGTGAGGGCAGCTCAAAATATAGGTCAAGAAGAATGGCAAGGTGCGATTGATTCGTTAGATGAAATCTTAGAGCCACATGAGAAGATTACTCCGGAACTAGTCGGTAAATTTGTGAAAGCAGAGCGTCTAGATACAAAATCGGTCAATCTCTTATCTGAGTTTAGTGATAGATTAGAAGCTACTGATGAAGTTATTGAGAACGTCTCTAATTATATAGAGAATAATCCAAATCTAAGTGATAGTGAACTTAGAGTAATTGTCAAACAAGAACTTGATGAAGCGGAGAAAGCGGCTAAACAGGATAAATTAGCTAAGGCACAGGAAGTTAAGGGCGAAAAGCCAAAGAACAAGAAGAAGGGCAATAAAGCCAAAGAACAGTCCGAAGAAGCCGATGACGGTGATTGGGACGACCTCATTGATGAGGGATTTTTATAAATTTAACTAATTAAGGAAATAATATGAGTTCATTTACGTATTCAGCTGCCAACGAAACCAATCTGATGAAACAGAAATATGGTAAGTTGATTGAGAAGCAATTTAACAAATCAAATGTGATTCTAGGAAGAGTCAAGAAAATTATGGATTACGGTGGTAAAGGTATTGACCGTCCAGTAATTCAATCAATCGGTGGTGGTGTAGGTAACGGTTCCCTTCCAACTGCTAACGAAAATAAGATCGGTTTAGCTAAGCTTAACGATTCAAAGAAAATGTATGCAGTTGCCTCTGTTGATAGAGAGACAATGAAACGTGCACAGAAAGACAGCGATTCTTTTGTAAGAATGACTAAATTCCCAGTAAAGATTGCTACAGAAGCATTCAATAGAAACCTTGCTAGACAAATCCTTAAAAACGATATTGCCGGTAAAGGTAAACTATTAACTTGGGAAACTACTGGTGCAACAGCAACATCTGCTGGTAAAGTATACTTTGATTCTCCTGATCTTCAAGATTTATCATATTTTGAAGCTATTGAAATCGGTGATATTCTTGATC